CTCGGGTAGTAATAGAAGACGACACAATCTTTATGTACTTCTCGTACGAGCGCGTGATAATAAAAGCTGTCAAACAAATACCCGCTGTCTCATGGGACTCCAAACGACACGGGTGGCAAGCTCCCCTGTCTTCTGCATCTAATGTGATTGAGTGGGCCGAAGCTTTCAATGTACCCATTGACGACAAAGTCATCGCAGTCAGTGACGAGATACGTCAAAAAATGAATCAGTTAATCGAGGCCTCCAGATCAACGGACGCACTGATTGAGGTCGAAGCAATAAACGGGGAAATGCTCCCGTACCAAAGGGCTGGGGTTATGTATGCATCAAACGCCCGCCGCACATTCATCGCCGACGAAATGGGGTTGGGAAAATCTCTGCAGGCAATTGCAACCATTGAGTACGTTCAAGATAGTTACCCAGTCGTTGTCGTGTGTCCCCCGAGCCTTGTTCTCAACTGGCAAGCAGAGTACACAAAATGGCTTCCCAATAGAAAAGTCTCAGTAGTTACTAACCGTAAAGATTTTCCAGAGTCTGGCTCATACGACGTAGTCGTGGTTGGTTACAGCAATATCCAGACATGGGAAAAGAAACTATCGAATCATCGCTCGTATGTCTTTGACGAATCCCACTACTGCAAGACACCCACGGCAGCCCGCACCAGGTCGGCAGTAAAGATTGCAAAGTCGGCACCCAAGGAAGGTCTAGTTCTTTGCTTGACCGGCACGCCGGTAACGAATCGCCCCAATGAGTATGCTTCCCAGTTGGAGATTCTCGGAAGACTGAAAGAGTTCGGTGGGCTTTGGGGATTCTATCGTCGATACTGCGGCGCATTTCAAGACCAGTTCGGGCAATGGAACATAAGTGGGCACTCGCACCTTGATGAGTTGAACGAAAGACTACGCTCAGCCTGTTACATCAGACGAACCAAAGATCAAGTGCTTACCGAACTCCCGCCCGTGATACATAGCAGGATAGTTGTCGCAGGAACATCAGCAGGCATGAAGGAGTACGCAAAGGCAGAGAAAGATATTCTGTTTTATATCGCTGAAAGAGCGCGAGAGCTTGCCATTAAAGAGGGAAAAGACTCTAGCTACAAGGCTGCGATGGCTGCGATGATTCGAGCGGAAGCAAATGAGCATTTAGTTCGACTTTCGGTTCTACGTCGTCTCGCAGCAAAGGCGAAGATGGAAGAAGTACTGGAGTGGGTGGCAACCCGTGTAGAAAATGGCAAGAAAGTCGTAGTCGCAGCGCACCACAGAGAGATAGTTGATGAAGTTGCTCGCCGTTACGGAGGAATAAAGATTCAAGGCGGGATGGCGGTAGAGGACGTTGAAGAAAACAAGAGAAAGTTTCAGGAACTCCCCGTAGAGGAAGTTCCAGTCATAGTGCTTTCCATGCAGGCTGCTAAGACTGGTCATACACTCACAGCGTCAGAAGAATGCTTATTCGTTGAACTCCCGTGGACGCCCGCTGACGTAGATCAAACTTTCAGTAGATTGCACAGGTTAGGGCAAAAAGGCAGTGTCACTGCTACCTACATGCTTGCTGCTGGGACTATCGATGAGGACATCTATGAGCTCATTGAACGTAAACGCACAATCGTTGATGCCGCAGTTGATGGCATAGAAGCCATAGACAACGAAGGCGCTGTTCAGCTTATTATGAACCTTCTCAGCAGAGCTAGCTGACTTCCGGAATTTGAGACTCCGTACCGTTTTCAGTACCATTCCTGATTATCTCCTCAGCGATCAATCGTGCGTACTTGCGGCGTAGTCGCCAAATCTTCTTGTTTAACTCGATCATCTCATCGCTTACGCGTGCCTTGATGATTGCTTTATCATCGAAAACCCCGTGTGTGTTAAACATTGCGTCCTGTATGTCTGCGTCTTCTATGATTATGTCCGATATCCAGCCCGCACGCTTGTCTATCGCGAGCATTAAGTCGCAAAGTCCCTCAATGCCAAATTCAGCATGGACTTTATTCACGGCAAGTGAGCAAAAGTTCGTCCGGTAGAGCAACTGTGCTCGTTGGGATTGAGACATGAACTCGGACAGCCATACAGCGAGTTCTTCTCTCGATGGGGTTGCATCCTCGTGCATGAACTCTTCTGAAAACTCGTCTTCGTTATCGGGTTGGTTCATGTGCCCTCGATTTGCTAGTTGCTAATCAAAATAAATAATAACAGTAGTTGGATCTAAGCCCGTGACAACAGATAATCCTGCGCACGCAGCTTCGAACGGGTCACCCATGAATTCGAGTCCATAGACGCAATCGCACGTTCCTTCACTGTCGCATCACGATAATGATCTAGGTATTCTCCGATGGCATTTACCGTTGACCAAGCGTTGAACCCGTAGTTCTTGGCGTTGTTCTCGTTCATGTACACAGCTTTGACAAGCGCAATGATGTTGTCTCTGTTCTTCTGCTGCCTATCCGTCTGCTTGATAGATAAAGGAAACACTTGATTGAGAACATCGTCCATGATTTTCGATGAAGGAGGAACGCTTATGGATAGAAGCTTGTTGGCTGTAGCAGTAAACTCCGTAGCCCATGTGCGTGAAATGCGCAAAACGTCATTCGCCTGCTCCATAGCCCGTTCTGCATTTCGTGTATGCCGCGCTGTGAACACGCGGTTAGCGGCAGAAACTCCAAGGACTACCGTGTTCTTACATACCGCCCGTATGCTCGTGTTGGCGAAGGTGATAGCGATCTTCCCGTCGTGCCCGTTACGGACGAGCAGGTATCTCGCAATCTCGTCGTTTACGCCCATAGGGTCAATGACCAGCGGTCCTAGGTCGATGGATGAAAAGAACTCACGTCCTCCGTTGAGCACTCCACACGTGTCTACTACAGCATCGCCCGATGAGGCTCCGACGATAGCAAGTGCGTAGTCAAGGCATTCACGGTTCTGCTGGACAACGTATCGAGTCCCCACGGTAGCCAATCCATTGAACGTTCCGTCCGGATTGACTCGTACGGTCGCTCTGCTGTCTGGAATCATTACGTATTGACCGTCTGGGTTCCTGATCGGCTGTCCTTGATCGTCACACACCGCAACGCGAGTGGTGACAACGTCGAAATCTGCCTGAGCTGCTGCGAGCATTGCTTCCGCTGTCTGCAAGCCCTCCATCGGCACCCCTAGGCGATGCCAAGGGATTTCCCTGTTGGAATAAGCCATTCTGGCTTGACCGTCTGATGCGAATTCTAACTGATGAGCCATTGCCTGTGTGTCTTCCTATGTAGTTAGATAAATCTATCTGAAGGAAGTGTACAAGGTGCCTAGCGTCGGAGAACGAAACAAACATGATGAAAGAGGCGATTACTATGCAGCAACCCGTAGACGTTGCGGCACAACGATATAAAGCCTCGGGTCTAGAAAGACAAAGACCTCGAATTTAGAAAAACGGCTCTACGTTTATTCCTTGACAGAGACGAGCCTCAGGCGAGGCGTTTGACCACTAGGGGTATTTCGTGGCTTCTTTACGTAAGTTGGGTGATCATGACGTGACTTTATTCGCGCCTCACAACGAGCGTTATACCACGCAACACAGAAGAGGGTGGCGAATACAGTTGCGGCGAGCGTCATGACGATCCCTACGTACAAGAGCGGTAGCGATTGGCTGTCAAAGGCGACCTTGATGTACAGCGACGACACAGGGGGTAGTAGCAGCACTAGTGCAGCACGTATCTTGCCAAATTTGATGTATGAGTTCATTATCTCTTCTTTCAGTAGGTTCCAGTATGTGGGCACATGATGTGCTCTTGTGCACAATACCCGTGGCACTTGGCAAAAGTCAAGCATTATTGAACAAGACACAAGAAAGAATCTAAGATATTGTCACGTTATGGGACTAATCTACAAACAAGCAGCCGCAACAGACGATAATACGAAAGCAGACATTAGTTCGCTTGGGCAGTATGCGAAGTGGTTTGTGCTACACAATCTTAGCTTTTCTCTCAGGAACGATGGCGGGACCTGGGTGTGCGAGGCGCTAGGTAGGCATGGGGATTTGCCATTCTCTGCACGAAGCAACAGGTGCGGATCTTCAGAGCAAGCAGTCTATGAGTGCTTCGTTTCTGCACGTAATACCTTACGTGGAGAGCCTTACATAATGGGTTGATCTGATCCATGTTCGCAGTGAGCAAACTCACAGCACGGCACGTCACCAACGTATGAATGGTGTCCTTGACCAAAGTGCTCAGCAAGCATGGGGAAAGTGCGAAAGAACGTAACGATGCAGTCGTGGCACATGATCCATTCGGCGCTGATCCGCTTCTCGAACAGTATGTCGAGTTGATCGCTGAATCCTCCATAGTAGCCAAAGGACTCAAAGGGGAGTATCCAACCGTGGTCGGGGTAAATGCGCTGGGCAGTGCATGGATGTGATTGACCACAAGCAGAGCATCTAGCGTATCTGTCTTGGTTGATTGCCATGCCTGTAGTCTCTCATCAATACCCGTGGCGCCTGCGCAACTTGGGAGGGGAAATGCGAAGGGCGTATCACAGGTGATACAGGGGTAGGCAGGGGGCTAGAGCCTGACGCCTGCTGACGTGGATCGGATGAACGATGAATATGCATACCGCCTACGTCGCCTACGTTCTTCGTCTGTCACGTTCGCAAAGACATAGCCAAGCATTGACTCAGCCTCTAGCATCAGTTCGTCGAGGCTGAACTCAGCACCCGTGGCGGTCTGCGGCGTTACGTTGTGCCGCTTGCAGGCGGCGATCACAAGATGCGAGAACAGTGCTGATATGTGCTGATACTCCATCGCCTCCTCTGGAACGAGGCGACGCTTCTGCGTGGTGCGTATACGTATGGACTTACGTATCAGTCGCGTGCATACATAGAAACCTCTGAAGCGGTTGAGGTTGCTCATATATTCTTGCCTGCCTTTGCCTTGTGTCGTTTGTCTGTGTATACATAGTACGCACAGTGCGATTGCCCCTGCACTCACTGTGTCCGTACCCGCACCCGCACCCGCACCCGCACCCGCGAGGGGTGAACGCTCCTGCTGTGGGCGATACTCTGTTGAGATGAGCAAGAACGGCTCCAACCAATGCAGGTCTTCGCCTGAGCAGGTCGTAG